ACAGAGTAAATTTTAAACCTGACCAAAGAAGAGCTATTGCAGCAGGTTTTACACAGATTATACCTTTTGGTGTCACATTAAAAGGACCAAAAGGAATTGTAGCGTCAGCAGGTTATGGTGGTACGATTGCTACTACTGAAACTTTTTTAAGAGATATATTAGGAGATGACGTAACTTTAGATGAATATTACGCTTCGTTTGGCTTAGGTGCTACTTTTGGTGGTACTTTAAAAACTTCTATAGAAGGTTTAGATAAGGTATTTACTAAATATAAAAACTTTAGATACGACAAAATAAACAACATATTTAACTTAAACAAAAAAGATGTTCAAGTTGTGGAGGAAGCAACAGAAAACATAACTAAAGCAAATAAAGTGTTAAAGAATGATATAGAAAGTAAGGGAGAAAACTACGACAACATTGGAGAAAAGTTAAAGAACGAAGGTTCTGGTACAAGTAGTCAAACAAATACAAAACCTATAGATGGTTCTGTCAGAACATATATAATGCCTAATCAATTTAAAAATACAAAGCCTAACTATGGAGATGCACCTATAATCTTTCAATCTGATTTTGATAAGATGGCTTGGTATTTAAGATATAAAAAAACAAAACCGCCAAAATATGCAGATCAAATTTTAGAAAGTTTTATTAGTCAAGGTTTTACAGAGGCAGAAATAAGACAGCATGGCACAAACTTACATGAAAAAATAAAACAAATAGTTATTGATAAAACAGGTTCAGCACAAGCAGGTCGAGGTAACACAGTAGGACTAACAATAGAAGTACCTGCTGATGCTAAGTATTCCCAAGAAGTGCAGACAAGTATTACTGGTAAAAAACAGAACTTAGGCGATCTTACAAAAAATCCTCAATCAGTTGCTTTTATTAAAGAATTTAAACCAAGACAACAAGAATTAGTAGAATCAATAATTAGGCAATTAAAAGATGAAAATGTTTTTGTAGGTTCTAAAAGTCAAGTACAAACAAGGCTTGAAGGTCTAGGTATGTTTGATAAAGGAGTTGTTAAGTTATCTAATACAAGTGCGATAAAAGAATATGCAGAGATGTATGCAAAGATGTATAACCTAGTTCCTAGTGATTCTTTAAATTTTGCAGTTGCACAAGTTATAACACTAGCAACAGAAAACGTAGCTAATAAGAACCAAATAATGATGGACCTTATTAAGACAAAAGATTCTGCAAAGATACAAAAAAGTATTGATGATCTGTTTGAAGCACTAACAGACGTAGAAGAATGGTTAACACTAGGTCTGCCACTAAGAACACAAGCAGGTAGAACTGTTAAGTCCTTCGGTATGAAGCCAGAACAAGGTATAGAAGGCAAAACAGTTGAAGAAATAACAGGTATGACAGCAGCAGAAAAAGCTGCTGCTACTGCCAAAGTACCTGAGTTGCAAATAGATATTGATGACGCAATAGCAAGAAATCAGTTATTAAAAACTAGAATGACAGAAGCTTTAGAAGAAGCTACAAAAACAGGAGATTATTCAAAGTTAAATCAAGCAGCAGTTACTTTAAAAGCAGCAAGTAGTGATCCTAGAAAACTTGTTGCAGTTCAAAATCAAGATGCTATATCTACTTCACTTATAAAAGGATTAGACAAAGGTGCAAGAATTTTAAATGAGATTGGTATTAATGCTGTTCTTTCTGGTCCTAATACACAAGCAATAAATTTATATTCTGGTGCAATGATGACATTTATGAAAGCAATGAATAATTTTGTAGGTGCTAGTAGTGTTACCGAGTTAAGGGCAGCACAACAATATATGTCTTATTTATTTTATAACTTAGATTTTGGTGTAAATGCTTGGAAAAGATCATGGGATATGGAAGATAATTTTATTAATGTTGGAAATATTAAAGGAGATACAGGTCAACGATTTATCATATCTTCGGATTCTAGCTTCTGGCCTCTAAGAGCTTATGACGAGTTTGGAAGAATTATAAGACTACCTAGTAGATTAATGACAGCTAATGATGCTTTAATACAAGCACCTAATATTATTGCTGCTACTGCATTTGAAGCTTTTAATGAAGGTGTTGGTAGAAATTTAGAAGGAGAAGATTTAACAAAATATATAAAAGGAACCGTAGATGGTGTTATATCTTATTTACTTAGAGGTCAAGAAGGAACTTTAGGTAGAATTGATCCATTAGATGAAGGAGTAGTTGGACCAAGACAACTACAACCAACTGATGCAGTAATACAAAGAATACTTACAAGAGCAAAAGAAGTTGGCAAGACTATTACGTTTACTCAAGACATAAGAACAGATAGTTATTTTGGTAAAGGTGCAAAGTTTATAAATGATGCAGCTATAAATAATCCAGCAGTTAGATTTTATTTTAAATTTACAAGAACTCCAACCAATATGTTTTTAGAAACTGCAAGATACTTGCCAATAGTAAATATGCCAATACAAGTTACATTACCAAGTGGACAAAGGGTCAACATAAATCTAGTAAACCAAGCACTTCTACCTGATATGGTTGCTGACTTAAATAGTCCAGACCCTTATGTTCGTCAACAAGCAAATGGTCAAATAAGAATGGGTGCTGCACTTGGTACTTTAATGTTATTTCTAACTAATAAACAATTTGAAGATGTAGATGACGAATATAAAAAAGAATTTTTAACAGGTGGTGGTCCTAATTTTTATACCAAAGAAGGTGCTGCACAATGGATTTCTATGTATAAAAATGGTTGGCGACCTTATAGTAAAGCTGTTTTACAGTATGACGAGAATGGCGATCCTTTACTAAGAAATGGTAAGCCTGTATATATCTATAAGAGTCTTGAGTTTATACCCGATCCACTAGCTTCTTTAGTCAGAACTTGGTTAGATTTTGCTGAGATGCAACCATGGTTATACGAAGGCGATCTTGATGCTGAAGGAGTAGCAGAATATGTAGGAACTTGGTTTGCTTTTGTTGGTCGTAATATGTTTGGTAAAACATATACAAGTCAAATATCAGAGCTATTGAAAATTCTTTCAGCAGGTGGACAACTAACTGAACAAGGTATAGATGAAGGTTTAAAATATCGAGACAAAAAACTTCTTGATTATATTGGTAGGCAAGTATCCGCTAACTTCCCTTATTCAAGTTTGTTTAAAAGACTTGCAAGAGTACCAGCAGCGATAAAAGAAACAATGGGATTTACTGAAGAAGATGCTAAAGCATTATTTAACTCAACAGGTGATCCTACAGAATTAAGAAAATTTATAAAACGTGATTCAAAAACATACTCAGGAGATGGTGCTAATGAAAGCTTGCCTTATAGTGACGAAGATTTTAATAAAGCAAATTTTGTAATTCAAGCTCTTGAAAATACAGTAGATAAGATGTTTAAAGAAATCGTACCTTTAAATGTAGGAGGTAAGCTACCTTCACAAGTAGAGCATATAACTAATAATGTAGTAACTTATCCACGCAAGGAAGGAGGTCTTTTTCAGTTTATCTACAATAGACCTATAGGAGAAAGTCAAAACTTTTTAGTTCTTGATGTGCAAGCTGAGATAGGTAAAATGTTACCTCCACCGCCAGATATTATAAGAGGATCAGTATTACCTAATTTAAGATCAGCAGATTTTATACCAAAAAAATTAGATAGAGTTGAATACAATAATCTTAAAAAAATAACAAACTTAATAGAACTAAAATATAAAGGTAAAAATATGAATATAAAAGAAGCTATCAATGAAGAAATAAATACAGATTATATACAAACACGAAGAAGTATTATCAAAAATTTTGGATTACAAAGTGAAGAAGGACAAAGAGCATCAGAAGAGATATTCCAATCATTATCAAAAATAAATACTAAATATATAAAAGCAGGTATGATAGAGTATATGCAGACTGAAATGACACAAGAGGATATTAATAATAGAATAAATGCAGTTGAAGAAAAGAATCAAAACTTTAATGATGTATTGCTTAAAGAGTTTGATAAACTTAACTTAGGTACATTTAACAATAGTTCCTTTTAATCATGGCTACTAACACCACAGCAACAGCAACTACACATACTGGTGATGGTAGTACCAATAACTTTGCAATATCTTTTTCGTTCTTAGCCAACAACGAAGTAGATGTCACAGTAGCAGGGGTCTTAAAAACATTAGATACTCATTACACAATAAGCGGATCAACAGTTACCTTTACTTCTGGTAACACCCCTGCCAATGGTGCTGCTGTTAAGTTTCAAAGAGATACAGATATAAGTGCAAAAAAAGTAGATTTTCAAGATG